TGCTATTGATAATGCTTGGATATAGGATACAGCACCACCTTGTTCAAGATAATCAAACATGTCTGCTGCAAATGAACCTTTACCTTGTTTTTTAGCATACTCTCTTGCACCTTCAATATTGTTATTAATAAACATTCTAATCATTTTATTAGTTTTAAACATGCCTCCGCCAGCAACCTGTTGAGCGATGTTACCTGTATATCTAAATAATGTAGATGGTTTTTCTGCACCTAATACAAATGCGTTAGTTAATGTATCACGAACAAAGTTTAGTAAAGGGAATGCAGGATTATACCTAGTATGGGTTTGTCCTATAAAACTTGTTACATTGTTTAATACTTCTGTTGCCCAATGTGCATCTTCATATGTTCTTCTAATTGCTCTTAATAACTCTTCGTCTTCAATTTTTATTATTTCTAAATCACCATTAGGTTTATAGTTAACTATTTGATTTTTACCCTGTAATAAATTATCTTTTATTTTGTTATTATATTTTTGACTAAAAGGTATTGTTTCTACTACTCTACCAATAGAAGGCATCTGTTTTACTAAATTAGATATTGCTTGGGTTATATCTCTACGGCCAGCTCTAGCTGAAGAGGTTACTGCATCTATCATAGTTTGAATTAATGCATTATTAGATTCAGATTCACGACCTCCAAATGGGTTTTCTATTTGTCTAAAGTCACCCCCTAATCTTTCTCCAGTTAAATCTAAATCTTCATCTTCTTTTGTTTGACCAGGTCTACCTTTTAATGGTATATAATTTTCCCACCCATAGAAGTTAATAATGTTTTCTGCAACTTTTGGTAAATAGTTACCTTCTTTATTTAATACCTGAGTAGCATTTTGAATAGGTTTTAGCATGTAGCCTATCGCTCTAATTTCTTTTTCAAACGGGTCGCGGGCTAATAAATCTCTAAAATCTTTTGCAGATTTAGCTTGAGAACTGGATTTAGGGTCTACTACCATGACATCATATAAATCTGAATTAGGGTCTAATGCTTCTGGGCCTGAGAAATCTCTAGGACTTTCTGTCATACCAGGCGTACCGTTCTTATATTTTTCTACTATCTCGTCTAGTTTTTTTCTATACTTCCTAGCCATTTCTGGTGTTATGTTTTCATCAGTAGTTAGCTTTTCTATAATTATTTCTCTAAACCTAGCAGGAGTTATCATATCTCCTTTATAATTAATAACCTTGTCTTGGCTATTAAGAGGTACATTTTTAACATACTTAACTAATCTACGTTCTTGTTCATGAACAGCCTGTAAATATTTATGAGCCCTATCTAATGCATCAGATATTTCTAAGTTAGCTGCCTGAGCATAATTATGTATAGCCATTTTTAAATTATTAATATTTTCTGCTAAATACTGTTTATATCTAAAATCAGCTTCTCCTAAAGCAACTTCAAATAAACTATTTATATTATTAAAACCTTCTTCACCTATAATTAATTTACCTGACAGTCTAAGTTGTTCTTCTAAAGATTTAAGAGGTTGTCTAGCATTTTGAAATTTAGTTTTTAAATATCTAGCAGTTTGTTGTTTTCTAGATAAAGACTTATTAATAGCGTCTAGTGGACCTCGTTTTTTAAACTCGTTAGTCCCAACTTTATCTTTAGCTTCTTCAAATGCTTGTTCAACAGTTCTTGTGTCTGCTTCTGGAGCTTTTGTAACAAACCTAGTTTTAGCTCCTCTAAACTCTTTTATAGGTGCTATGTACCCTTTACCTCTTAATAATGATTCTATTTCTAATGTAGCTTCTTGCAATAAAGAACCTTTAAATGTATCTCTGTTTGCCATGTATCCTAAAGCTTTTGTTAAAGCTTCTACAAATCTCTGTATTAGGTCTACAACTCTACCACCTACAGTAGATTTAGTTTCACCCATTGCCCTTTGTAGTTCTTGGTTAGAATATACTTCAGCAACAAACTCATTTAAATCTCCTATTCTTTTTTTAAATGCTGGTAAGCTTTTAATAGTTTGTTCTCTAAGTAATTTTAGTTGTTCTATACCAGCTGTTTGCTCTTCATTTAACTGATTAGGATTATCTATAATATGGTCTAATGCAGCATGCATTGTTTCGTGAACTACAACTTGACCAGGGTTAATTGGCCCCATCTTGTTAAGGTCAATAGTAATTATATTATTTACTGGGTCAAACTGCCCTTGATTACCAGATTGAATAGTACCTGCCTGTATCTGTACATTATTATTAGTAGATTGAATAAATTTAGACAGGTGGTCAGCCATTCTTTCAAATGCATAATCTTTAAACTCGCCTTTTCTATTGGCTATAACATCTAATATTCTATTTAATGATACTGGTCCAGCTGCTAATTCATTAGCAATTAAATTAGCTATTTGTTGTGCTGCTTGCCGGTCTTTTACAACGCTCATGTCAGGACCTATATAAGTTTTAGATGGTTCTTTAGTTTCCGTAATTTGAGATTTAACTACAGGTACTTTTTGAATTCTTTCGCCTTTTTCTTTTACTACTTTTTGTATTGTAGTTACAGGTATTTCTCTAACATCTCCTGTTTCTTGATTAATTCTTAATTTAACTAAAGGAACTAAAGACTTACCCTTTCTTCTCATAACAGGCACTCTTTCATATCCTGTATTTTCTATAGGAGTTCTTTTGAATACATAATCGACTTCTTCTTGTTTTTTAGTAGGGTCTTGTTGAATAGGCGTTATACTATCAATGTCTTGTCTATGTTCACGTAACTTTCTAAAATACATTTCTCTTTGCAAATCGTTTAAGTTTTTAATAAAGTCATCTCTTAGTTCTTTATTACTTATTTCTGTTTCTGTAAGTTTAGGTTGTTTTTTATTTTCATACTTTTGTTTTATTGCAAGCGCTTCTTGTCCAAGAACTTCTTTTTCAAATCTTTTTTGAGAATAATATTTTACAGTGCCTTTAGTTTTATTTTGTTCTCTTTTTCCAAACGTTTTAGGGTTTTGTTTTCTTATTTCCTGTACAGTAAATCCCTGTTTCAATAAATCTTGATACTCCTCTTCTAATAATTTTTCTTCTTCTTTTATTAATGCTGATATTTCGTCGTTGTAACCCTTAGCATCAAAATTGTATGCTTCTAAACTAGCGTCTTCGTAAGCTGCTTGGTCTATTGCATTTATAACGGCTTGTTGAGGAGAATCTATAGTTTTAACGCTTGTAGTAATAGGAATTTCATCTAGGCCCATTCTTTTAAATTTACCTTCTTTTAGTTTTATAGATTTATCTATTGAGGTATATTCAAGAGGACTGTGTGCAGAGTGAAGACCTCCAGTAACTACAAACGGATGTAAGTTTTGAAAGTCAGGATTTGACTGCGAAAGGTTTGTATATACAAAACTACGTCTATCTGATTCGGTTTGATAATTTAATGCTTCATCAGCATCTGTTTCTTCTATATCGTTTTTAGATTTATTTATTTTTTCTGTTTGGACAGATTGATTTAATGCAACTGGCTTGCTTCTCTTTCCTGTTGTAAATTGTCCCACATTAATTGGAGCGCCAGCCAGTCCAGCTCCGTAAGGTCCAGTTCCTCCAATTCCTTCGGCAGATATTCTGACGGGTTGTCCAAGAAGCGTAATGCTATCTCCAGTTGGTGTGTACTCAGTTTCTGAAATAGGCTGGGTAGGGATTGATTCATCTATTACCTCCTGTGCTTTAACTTTTTGTTCTATAGCTCCTAGTATATCATCACTAGATGCATCTTCTTCAGTTATTTCTGTTTCTATTTTTTGTTGTTTTATTTCTTCTTCTGTAGAGGCGTTCTGTGTATTTTCTTCTAAGGCAGCTTGTCTATTTCTAGTAGCTTGTGTAAGCAAAGAAGCCCCTCCACCCATAGCAGCCCCTGCTAAAAATCCTGTAGCTGCAGCTTCAGCAACGCCCTCCATAGGGTCTTTACCTAACGCAACGTTTTGTAATATTTGTTCTTGAAATGATTGAGGCAGTTCTTCAAATAAACCTTCAGATAAAGCACCACCTATTGCGTTTCTTAATATACCTACTTTTGTAGCTTGAGTAGCTCCTCCGGCTAATAAAACATCTACATCAACAAGATTTAATTTTCTTGCTATATCAGCTCCAAAAGCTCCAAACACTCCTGTTAATCCACCACTTAATGTAGCTAACGCTGCTTGGCTTGGAGATAACGTGCCTGATTCAGTAGCTTGTCTAATACTTTCAGCTGATGCGCCAGCTGCTATAATTCCTTCACCTGCTCCTGCTGCTATTGCAAAATCTTTTCCAGATGGAGTATATTTTAATCCTTTAGCTGCGTTATATGCGGCAGCCTTTTTTAAGGCATACTGAGCAATTTTACCACCACCATACATAGACGGTAGTGATTCTACAACAGTGCTTACTAAAGCTGATGGGTTCTTTAGAAGTTCTTTACCTGTACCTACAAAGCCCTCTGCCTCTGCTACTTTTTGTTCAGCTGCTCGTAGTTCTTCAGATTTGTATTCTTGAAGTTTTTCTTTTAAGTCTGCAGTAGTACCACCAAATAGAGCCTCTTCTGCGGCTTCAATACCTTTACCTGCATAACCCATAGTAGGTATATCTAATAAACCAACACCAGCTTCTTTTAAACCTAGTACACCTTGTGCTCCTGATACAAGTGTATCGCCAATAGCTCTTCTAAAAAATCCAGATGATTCTTCTGGTTCTGATATTTTATCAGTAGGAATTTTTTGTTGCGAGGGTTGTTGGTTAGGTATAATTTGACTAGCTACATACTCAATAGCTTGTTGTTGAGTAGCTCCTTCTGGAGCATCTACTTGGTACTTTTTACCATCAGGAGATGTTACTTCAAATATAGGCATTTATATTCCTACGGTTTTATTAACTTTGATGAAAACCCTTCATATAAAGCAGGGTTAGATAATCTATCTGTACCTATAGTATTGCCTACTAAAGATGGACCAATTAATTTTTCAGTTTCTTTTAGTTTTCTTTCATACATAGATTTTAAATCTAAGTATTTATTATACCTTTTAATCTGCGCTTTTGATAACTTGCTAGGGTCTGATACATCAAGATTAGCAAATTCAGCTTCGCCTCTAACTAAATCTTCATATAAATCCCCCATACTTTTACGAGCTTCATCTAATAGTTTTTGACCTCTAGTAGTTTCAGCATTAGTTAAGCCTCTAGCTCCTGCTCTATAGTATGAACCTATATCTGAAGCTTTTTTGCCTTCTATTTCTAGTTGTATTGCAGTTAATGCATCTTTTTTCTGTTGTAGACCAACAGTTCTATTGTTAGCAATACGTGCTTGTTCTGACTCTTCTCCAAACTTAGCTATAGCTAAATCTTCTGAACGTTGAGATTTTGCTAGGTCTCTATTTACAGCTCTCATGTCTAATTCAAGTTTATCTTTTCTTGTTACATATTTGTCTCTTGCTTTTTCGTACCAATCAGCAGTTTTCATTCCGCTTTCACCTAAACCTGCAAGGAATCCTTTTCGTCTACCTGCAGCGTCTACTTCACCAGAAGATTGTAATACGCCCAAACCTAATCTTAATAAACCTTCCCCTTTTAAGTCAGGGTTATATTTTTCTACTTCAGCTAATTTTTTAGCTAAATAATCTTTTTCTTCTTGAGCAAGTTTAGAGTATGTATCTTCACCTAATCTTGATTTTAATGCATCAACGCGTTGTTGAGCATAATCTTCAGGTAACCTCATGTCTTCATAAGATGTATCTAGCCCTTGTATTTTTTTGTTTATAGAAGCATAGTCTGATTCAGTAGAAGGAGGAGGAAGTACCTTATCTTTTCCAAGTTCTTCAGTAGGTAATATCACACCTTCTTTTTCAGCTAGTTCTTTTTGTCTAGCTTCCATTTTTTCAACATCTTCTTTCATTCCTTTTTTGTTATCTTTTATATCTTGAGCTATCAAAGCATTCTTTTGTCTTCTTTCTAAATCTTTAGCTTGTAAATATAAGTTTCTATCTTGTTCACTTAGCTTAGCTAAATCTTCTTCTGATAAATTAATTAGACCTATATTTTTTCTTTTTAAATCATTTCTTCCTGGTACAAATATTTCATCTTCTGCATTAAAGTATTCTAATGGATACCCTTGTCCTTTTGACCTAGAAGAATCTGCTAGTCCTAATCCACCAAATAATTTACTTTTTACTATATCACCTTCAGCATATCCTACAATACCACCCTCTGCCATCTGTACTGGTGGGTTTAGTGCAGCGATGCCTGAGCCAGCTCTTTGTTCTGGAGCCATAGCAACTTGTTCAGGTGGCATAGCCATACCTTGAGGCATTTGTTGTCCGAGAGCCATGATTGCTTGGTCTTTTACTGTAGGTTGTTGTGGTTGAGCTTGCATTTGTTCTCTACGAACTTTTTCTGCTTGACGTCGTTCAATCTCAGCCAATACCATAAATGATGGGATAGTGCCAGGGTTTTGTAAGTAATTAGTTAGTTGTGCATCATTGACTACATAATCACCTAAATCACTTCTAGCTCTTAATTGACTACTAAATCTTTCTTCTAACATAATCTTAACCCTTACCTAGAATGTTGTATAAACCTAGACCTGCTAGACCTAGACCACCTAGTTGTGATGCTAAACTTGGTGCTGGGGCATAAGCCACTTGAGTAGAACCAAGAGCACCTGCAGTACCACGTAGAATATTTGATTGATACTCCAATAGACCTCTTTGAAAATCTTGTTGTTCTTTGAACTGTTGATATGCTAAGTTATCAATCTCTTGTTGCAATGCTTGCTTCTCTGCACCTGATGCTGCTTGAGCTTTTAATCTTTCTAAGTTTGCCATTTGCTCTGTAGCACCGAGTTGACCTGTTGCCTTACCTGTCTCTAGTCCTGTTGCTAATCCAGCTAGACCTATATCTTTACCTAATCCTGCTTGATATTGTTGAGCTTGTTGACCAAGTTGTGCCGCTTGCATTTGAGCTGCTTGGTTAGCTTGTGCTGCTTGTAATTGTCTTGCTTGGTCAGCTTGGAATGTTTGTTGAGCTTGTTGGAACGCTCTTGAACCACCTTCAGCTTGTATCTTATTCATTAAATCTTGTGTCGCACGGTCTTGTTCTGATTGCATTAATGCTTGTCTACCACCACCAAATGTGCCACGACCTATAGATGCTTGAGCTGCTCTATTCTTTTGTATATCTGCAAGTCTTTGAGCTTCACGTTTTTGAACATCAACAACAGCTTGTGTATATGGGTCCATATAACTTTGAGCAATACCAGGTTGAGTAAATTGACCTGTTTGTATTTGCTGTGGAGTAATCGTACCTGGCTGATAACCCATAGCTTGAGTTAGTCCTGTTTGAGCTGCTGTACCTGCTTGTTGACCTACCGTACCTAGTGTACCTGCTGCTGTACCAAATGCACCTGGAGTTTGCATACCCGCAACTTCTGTTTGTACAGCCTGTTGTTCTGTACTAAATGGAGCTACTCGTTGACCTGTGTATGGTTGGAATTGTTTGACACCAGTTACTGCTCCAGAAGAATCTGTTTGATAAATTTGTTTACCAGATTGTTTTAGTAACTCTTCATAGAATGGCTGTGCATATTCAGGCAAGTTAGTCGTAACTGATTTAGTTTCAGTTGTACCTCCACCTCCTCCACCGCCTTTATAGAACGTAAAGAAGTCTTGGTTTAAACCAATAATTGTACTTAATATTTTATGAAAGCTTATCATAATCGTTTTTCCACCATAACATAGGTCTTTTCAAACCCATACTTTAATTTCCATAATCTTGCAACAGCCTCGAAAGCAGCTCCTCTAACTACTGTTGCTCCGTTTTCTTTTGCCCAGTCACATAAATCTTCTAGGTCTTGTTTTTTAGTTCTACCACCTATTGCTGTAATAAAAGCTACTCTGTCATCAGGAAAGTTAATAAACTCTATAGTAGCAGCGCAATATATTTCATTGTCTTCATTAACTGCAACTAACAATGATTGTACACCTTGCACTAAAAACATTTTAAGGTGGTCTAACTTATACTCACCACCCGAATGGTCCATAGCGTTTTGTAAATATTTTTCTACTTTGGGCCAAACATTCTGTATATGATTTAGCCCTACAACTCTTACATTACTCAAGTAGGTAAATACCTTTCTGCGTTTGTATCCTTCGCGTATTCTTTATTATCGCCCATAGTTTTACTACGAGCAGCCTGTATTCTATCTATCATAGCGTATAATTTCTGTGCACCAGCATCTGATGAACCATTACCTAATTCAGATACAATTCTTGCCGGTACTATAAATTCACCATCTGATAATGCAGCTTCTTGCTCACCTTCTATCATAGCAGGAATTTCATCACTTACGCCATCTCCATTACCGTTTAACATTTTACCATCATCTGGAGTTAAACCTGCAATACCGCCTTCTGCCATACCCATTGTAGGCTCTTGTCTACCTGTATTTAAGTTTAAGGCTGTGAGCCCTTGAGGTGTAGTAGAAGTATTAGGTACTACTGTAAAAGCTTGAGGATTAGATTGCAATGCAACACCTAAAATTTTAGCCATATTATTGTTAGCATCACCTGGCACTACAGGTAGTTTAGAAAAAGTTTCTCCTGCTCTTTTTGCTAAATCGTTGCCCATTTGTTGAGTAACTACAGTACCTGCTTCTTGTATAGCATCTCTACTTAAATTTTGTTCAGCTGTTGTTTGAGCTTGGTCACCATACATGCTTTGAATATTTTGTTTATTTTCTTCTGCAGTTGTACCACCCATTTGGAAACGTCTTACACTACCGCCTGTTTTTAGTGTGCCTAACCCTTGTTGATTTAAATCAGATTGTTGTGTATCTGCATAGCCTTGAGCTGCTTGTAATGCTACGGCTGGATTTATTCCGCCTGCAGCTCCTTGTAAACCTGCTCTAGCCTCAAAGTCTCCGCCGCTACTATCTTCTTGTTTTTCAGGAGTGTAATCAGGGTCTTTAAATTTGTAAGTTTCAAAATAAGAAGTTTTAGACATTAAACCATCACCAGGTTTATCGCTAGTTTTTACAAAGTTGCCGCCTACATCTACAATACCGTACTCTTCTGGCGGAGCTCCTCCACCTTGAGGGAATTGATTGTATGGGCTACCCAAATTATAAGATGGGTTTGTATTACCCATTATATTACCACCCATTTGATATCTCTTAACTGACCCACCTTGTGCTAATAATCGTAGTCCTGTATCCATACCAAGATTGAGTCGTCTTGTTGGGTCATATAATCCTGCAGTAGACTGTTCATATGTAGGCATATCTTCATACATACCTTTCATATATGTTTCAGCGCCTGCACCTAGCACAGGCATAGCTGTTTTAAACATACCATATGTTTCATTTCCACCACCTAAATCAGAGAAAAATTTACTTCTTGATTCTGAATCTGTAGCTACATTTTTAATACCTGAACCTAATTTACTAATTTGTCCTTGTCCATATTCAAATCCTTCTTGGAATGGTGATTTTGTTACTGTTTCAGTAAAATCAACTGGCTGAGGAAAACCTTGTCCACCCCTAGTAGTTAATGCAGAACTTCCTTGCCCTTGTAATGCATCATATCCGCCAGTATTTATAGCATCTTGTCTTACTCCATCAGCATAAGTAGGATAATTGACTTTACCCATATCATATACTTGAGTAGGAGTAGATGCTGTTATACCTCTACCACCAGCAGAAGTTAGTGCAGGAGAACCTATATTACCAGCTGACCCTGCTGGAATTGCTTTAGGAGTATATACATTAGCACCACCAACAGCCTGCCCAGTAGACATGTTAATACCTTGAGTTGTATCTACCGCTGCATTAGTTGGTTGAATAAGTGAGCTTTCAGCTGACCCTGCTGGCACTGCCGGTGCACCTTGTGCTACAAGACCTTGACCTATATTACCACCACCATAACCACCAAGTGCACCCATAGCAATACCTAATGGGTCACGTTTACCTTGAGCATATGCAGTTAAACCGCCCGCACCTGCAGCTAAATATGGAGCATAAGCAGGGGGGAAAAAAGCACCTGCTGCAATACCTGCCGCAGTAGGAGCTAAAGCACTAAAAAAGTCACCTAAGAATGCTTCAGGCATCCCTGTATCTGGGTTAATTGTAATGTCACCACCGTTGGCTCTTGATATAGCCGTGAGTTGTGCTACCTCGTCAGGACGCATATGCATCAACGTAGTATCACCATATCTGCCTAATGAGGCTATGCCTTGTGCTTGTTTTTTACTGTCCATAAATTTAACCTGTTATTAAGTTGTATAATACCATTATTTGTGTTATGTATAAACCTTTATTCTCGTCCAATATACTGTATAACCCCATAAGATGAAGGTATCTCTGGATGAGCATAAGGGCTTGTTTGTGCTGCTGTTGCTTCTAAATAAATGCCGTCTTGTATACCTGATTCATAAGCTTGTTCAGTTGCCCAGTATAATGCAAAGTTATCATTTTCTAAAGTCTCCCATGATACAAAGCTTGCTAATATATTGTAAGAATATACTCCTGCACTTTTTCTAGCAGGAATAGTGTATTTAGTTGCTGAATCAGCAATATCTTGTCCATTAACTTGTAGCCAAACTACAGTATCTAGGGCTACGTTCGCTGTGTTAACTGCTTGTAATCTGTACTCAATTTTATAAGTTCCATCAAACAAAGCATTAGCTGTGCCATCAGTATTAAATGTAAATCCTACATTATCAGGAGCATTATTAAAGGTAACTGTTGTAGGAGTGTCATCTCCACCAGCATACTGGTCTACGTCTGAATAAGCTGTAATATGTGGAAAACTAATTGCTGACCCACCTGCAACATTTGATATTGTATTAATGTTAGCATTTAATCTATTAAAATAAAGTCTAAGTTCATTATTTAACTGTTCATTTCTTGTTCTTGAGTATTCATTAGTAGCGGCAATTAAATTAGGAGGAGTTACAGGTTTTATTGAATGGGACATTAGCCTCTCCTACCATCAGTTTTAAAGTCTATTCTTACGGAACCTAATTGCCATTGAGTTCCAACTTTATTAGACTGAATCTTAAAGTTCATTTGTCGACCACGAGCTCTTACAAATACTTGGTTTGTATATTGGTCAATTGTTGCTGTTGTAATAACATCGCGAGTTAAAGTATTACCTGCTACGTCATTAGTGTTTACTAATGCACCTGGGAAGTTACGTACACCAACAGTCATTTCTACTTCAGGAGTTGACGTTGCGTCTGATGTAGTAAAGTTAACATCAGGTATAACTCTCTTAGTTAATACAAATCTTTCACCATCTTCTATAGTTAAATCGGCTGACTGAATGTATGCATTAATAGGTTGAGCCGCAGCATTTAATGGTTGACCATCATCAATGCCATCTTCATGTCTGTAAATATATCCATTAGATGCAGCAATAGGGTAATTAATAATTTGAGAATCAAACCATGCAGTTCTATTAAGTGTTCCATAATACCAGATTTGTTCTTGGTAATTATATATAACATATCTATCTATGTTTAATGCATTGTCAGAACAATAGAACCAAATTACTTCATCAAACTCTCTATTACTACCAGCAAAGAATAAGTTAGATTGACCTAAGTTTATATCATCAAATACATATTGTTTTAGTGTGCAAGGTAGTGTTTGTACTCGACCATCATATAAGAAGAATTGGTCATGTCCCATCCACATAACAATATTATTAGCTTCAGTAATTACATTAGGACCAGCAATATTAATATTTTCTGTAATACTTTGAATACCAAATACTTCATCTGTGCCTAAAAACTGTAAAGAATTTAAAGAAGTATCCGTAAATATAAGCGTTTCTTGTCTAGTGTTATACCCAGTAATAACTTTAGAACCACCTTTAACTCTTAAGAACCCTGCTGAATTAGTAGCCGTTGGTTTCCATTCTTCTGGAACAGGACCTGTATCTGCATTAACATCAGCCCATCTAATTAATAGTGGGTCATAAGTACCTGTATAGTCTATAGAAACATAAGTTCCAACTACAGAAGCGCTGCCTCCTGGGTCTGACAATAAAATTACTTTGAATGTAGTAGTTGATGGTACTTCAGTAACTTGAAACTCGCCTTGATAAGCTATTGGAGTTTGACCACTAAATTCTACCCAGTCTCCTACATCTAAACCGTGAGGTGATGCTGTTGTTACAGTAGCAGTCGTAGTTACATTAGTAATACTTGATATAGTTTGTCCTGCTGTTGTTGCTCTTGCATATTCTGTACAAGCTAAGGCTAATAGGTGTCCACTAGAGGTAAACATAATTTTGCCCACTTGTTGTGGTACAGCTCTAGCACCAGTCAATGAACTTAAAGCAACAGACCTATTTGTGAAAAGAGCATCATAGTCCCAATAGTATATTTCTCCATCTTGGATATTCCATATCATGTCATTGTTAAATTGTTCTAGGAATAAAAGTCTTTCTGGTAGTGATACAGGAGTTGCTGCACCTGAACCCCAAGTACCACGTCCCCAAGTACCTGCGCCCCAACCATAACCATAAGTAGAACTACCATAACCGATAGATATTTGAAATACTGCTGTTATTGAAGTTCCACCACCCGCCGCTACAGTTGATGTTGCTGCCGTAGTTACCGTGACTTCAAATTCAGAACCTGATACAACACGAGTAACTTCATGTTCAGTATTTATCTCAACTGCTGGAATACCACCTACATCTGTTGAACCACTAAAAGTAACAAAGTCTCCTGCTGAAGCTCCGTGTCCTGTTAAATTAATAATTAATGTAGTAGACCCACTTACAGTTTCAAACATATTGTCTGTGGCAGTGGTAGTAAATGTAGCTCTAATTGGGGTTATGTCATGGATAGTTGTACCAGACATTGCATACACTTTAGCATTAGTACCAAAGTTAATTAATTGCGCATTATCTGTTGTACCGTAAGTTAAAATAGCACGGCAGTTACCTTTAAAAGCGTCGAAGTTTACAACTGTCCAACCACCTATTTTTTCAGGGTAACCTTTTCTAAACCTAATTTTATCGCACGCATACCACCCACCTTCTTGTGAATAGTTAGTTATATCACGATTGATACCTGGTCTAAGTGTTATTTTCTTTAATGCCATATTAAGCTCCAGACATAAACATCGCATGTTCTGCGAGTCGTCTTCTTTGTAATCCTTTTAGTATGCGTCCACCGGCTCTACAATATTTTAAAAGAACTTCTCCAGCACGCGTTTTATCACCACGTAAAAATGCCGACCGAACTGTTGAGCGCTGAAATGTCCCCAAACCAAGATTAAAGCTAAAGCTGACAAGAGCATCAAACTCAGACTGTTTTGGTTGCACAGTACCCAACAAACGAAGTACTCCCAGCTCGAAGCGTTGTAAGTCGTATTTAAGTAATCCATCCACTTCCTCTATTGTCCATATTCTATTATCTTCTGGTTTTAATTTATATTGTTTTCTATCTGCTAAGTTCATTACTAATTGTCTAGGATATAAAGCATGACCACAACCGACCGTCCATACATTGCCACTGCACATATACGGCTTATACTTAACCCCCTCGAAATACTTGATGAGGTGTATACCTGTCGGTGATGTTTTCATTATCTGCGTTTATCCCAATGTCTACTTCCAAACCAGAATCCTATAATTGATGCAAAAATTGCCATCTCTTCTTCAGAAAATATAATATTCAAAGCGGTTACAAAATCTTGACCTGAACTAATAGCCCACCACATACCTACAATGTCAACAAATAATAGAATAAAAACAAAAATATAGGTGATAACGGGGCGAACACTAGCACGGAGATTAAGAACCCAAGGAGACGCGCCTTCCGAAAGTTTTTCATCATGCTTATAAAGCGCCATTCTTTCTTGTGCGTAGGTTTCCATTTCAACTTGGTCTGTTCTAAACTCTTCAATACGTTCTTGTGACGCATAACCTTTCTCGGCAAGAGCGAGAGCTCGCTCCATATCCAGTCTAGCCATCGATTGTTCATGTTTTTGGTCACCTTTTTGTTTAAAAAAATCTAATATACTTGGTAATCCTGATGTAGCAAAACCTAAAATTCCTGATAAGATACTTAACATTAATGCTCCTTATTTAGCTAATGGGTTAGTTGTTGCTTTTTGTAATGCTCTCATTTTATCATTAACACCATCTATTTGCGACTTCACTTCACTTCTAATACTAGATAATGAAGCTTCTACTTCACGTGATGTGCCTGAACTAACTGCTTTTGCTTCACGGGCTAGAGCTATAGCTTCGCTTGCTTTTTCTTGTAGTCTAATATTAGTGTGCATCAGCTCAACATATCTTTCACGTTGGTCATCTAATGCATCTTGTAATAGTTCTATTTTATTAGCATCAAACTTATTAATCACCGAAAGCATCTTGTTGTAGAGGGTTATCCCATAATAAGCTCCTCCACCTATAATCGGCAATGCTGCCAAGACCAGCGTCAACATCGTCTTGGAAGACAAGGTCAAGGAGAATGTTTTGTTGTTGTCCATATTCTTGTTCCTGTATAAGAGTTAAAACATCGTTTAACTGTATTTCTTGCAACTGAATGCCGTTGTTTAAAACATCCAGTGACATGGTGATGCCAAACCCTGGAACTAATTCTTTGCCTTTTGGTACCTCAGGCGCTTTCTCTTTTACCTCTTCTTTCTGCTCTTCTTTTGGCTTTGAGCCTTGCTGCGACTCTGTCCCTTCTGAGCTGTTCGTAGTAACTTCTTTTTTGTCTTCTTTGGTCTGCTCTTGCTTCGGTTGGGTCTCTAAAGATTCCTCCTTCGGTTGCACCAAATCTGGCATAGTCGTCGTCAACACCTGCGCATTCTCCGGTGCAGTTACATTGTCTATGGCTGGAGGTTGTACACTCGTGTAGCTTTGGTTGACTGGGTCTGTTGAAGAACCATCCGAAGTTGCTTGGGGTATAGTCGTTGATAGCGGCGATATTGGGTCCGTTACGCTCATCGTGCAGTTTTTGTTTGATTCTACCCAGTCTGTCCACTGTCCTTGTCCATAAGGGTCTGAACATTGATAACTTCTGACCTGAGTTATTGTTCCTTCGTAACCTGAATCGCATGCTATTTCCCTACTTTCTGCAGTATCAATACAAGTCGCTGGTGCTGGGCTACAATTTTCTGAAGTAGTGACCCAAGGACCGAATGTATTGGTTTGACAATAATAATCCCTAACTTGGTTAACCACACCAATAGTATTAGGCTCAGTACATGCAAGCGTTCTATACTCCACTGTGTCGCTACATGCAGGAATTGTTGCAAACGCTGAACAATATGGGTCACTAGGCGCGTGCCAGACGCAATAATGGTCTTCCAAAGCCACACTAACTTCAATGTCAGTGCAAACCATAGACCCATCAAGATACCAACCATCTTCTGTTTGACTGTACGAACAATACCATGTATATCCATAATTACTCCACGTTGTCAGGATTATAAGGGTAAGTAGTAGCTTCTTCATTTGTCACCTGAGACTTTTTTACCTCATAGTTCTGACCATATAGTTTCTTAAATCGTGCTGGTTCTAATTCCCACCACGCCAATCTTGCAGCATCTCCTACTGAACCACCAACAGGGCATGGACTGCCAGACATTTCCATAGCATCCCAGACATCTGGGTTTTTACAGAGCAACGACACTGCTGCTACTTTCAGGCCCATGTCATGGAGTGCCTTCGCATTTTTTAGTCTTACGCAGTTATCGTCTGTCATAACAGTCCCCCCTGAAATTGCGAAGACACCTGTGTTGGCTCCTCCACTAACAGGAACAGCACAAACGTCCTGACTAAATGCTGACATACTTGGCGCCATCGCACTCGGTACGGGTTGGCCTTGATATTTTATAGTTGTTGTCCCACCGGCAAAAGCATACTCAGTTACGAGTAGAGCAAAAGCAACTCCTAAAGCGACGCTGAGATACCAAATAAAATCTTTCATTATCCTGTATAACTACCGCTAGAGGTAAATTTTAAAACTGTATAAGAACCATCAGTTGTAACAGTTGGGCTACCTGTTGTAGTGCCTGTGTAATTAGCTGTAAGCATCCGTAAGATAACTACACCTGAGCCTCCATCGCCACCAGAATAATATCCGCTATTAAAAGAACCTCCGCCGCCACCGCCTCCGGTATTAACAGTTGCATCACTACCAACTCCAGTTGATGACCCATTGCCGCCACCACCAGAGCCCCCTGTTCCAGCAGTTCCTGGTGAATAACTTGTAGAATTACCACCACCACCTCCACCGGCATAAGTTACTGATGAACCTGTAATAGATGAGGCTGAACCATTACCCCCATTACCAGATATACCAGTCTGACCTGTTGCACCTACAGCACCTGCACCTCCACCTCCACCTGCACCTGTGCTAACGGATGCTCCACCATTATTACCTTGACCAACAGTTCCTGAACCACCTGAAGTAGCAGTTCCTGACCAAGCAGAACCACCACCTGAACCACCGCTGGCGCCGTTTCTAATGCCATCACTATTTTCATTAGAGCCACCGCCGCCACCGCCTATAGATGTGATTGTACTAAAACCTGTTCCACTTAAAACTGAATTTGAACCGTTCGACCCTCTTGAAAAAGTAGAGGTAGAACCTGCTCCACCACCACCTACTGTAACTGTACAAGTAGTTCCTACCTCAATAGTTATAGTGTCTGTAAGTAATCCTCCAGCTCCTCCGCCACCAGCTACTCCATCTCCACCACCAGCACCACCAGCGACTACAAGATAATCAATATCATAAGGATAGTTATCCATAGTTGTTGTTAGCCAATCGCTTCCATCATATAGTTCGACTACAGATTCTGTTGTGTTATAGCGAATCATACCTTGAGCTGGGCTAGCGGGTCTTTGTGCAGTTGAGCCTGAAGGTATATTTATTCGGCTTACGCCATCGTTGATAACAAGATTTCCTGTTTTAGCAGGTATAGAGATTGTATTAAGTCCAGATACAGCAGGTGATTCTACTGTTATTTCGCCTGAAGTAGACCCTTTTAGTTTGAATGTTGCCATTGAGTATCCTTATCCTGTATAACTTCCTGAGCTTGTATATGTTAGTATCGTGTCTGAACCATCTGTAGTTACTGTAGGTGAGCCTGTAGTTGTACCAGAGTATCTATCTGTAGGCATACGAAGTATTACCACACCTGAACCGCCTGAGCCACCAGTATTGTCACTTCTATTACCACCGCCACCACCACCAGTATTAGCAGTTCCTGCAGTTCCACTACCAGAGCTACCTCCTGCTCCGCCACCACCAGAACCTCCAGCAGCTCCGCCATTTGCATGGCATCCACCGCCACCTCCAGCACGAGTTACAGATGTGCCAGTAATTGATGAAGCTAAACCTGCACCACCAGCTCCAGCAGAGCTAGAGCTACCATTACCACCAACTGCATTAGCGCCACCACCACCACCACCACCTGATAATGTTATAGTGCTTGTAGAAGTTCTAAAACCTAATCCACCATTATTTCCTTGACCTGCTGTTCCAGCACCACCAGCCGTTGTTCCATTTGCTTGAAAACTAATAGCTGTTCCGCCTCCACCAGAGCCTCCATTATAACCAGCATTACCATCAAGATTATTTCCACCTCCACCACCACCTATTGATGTAACGCTTACAATTCCACCAGAGATTGAGCTATCACTTCCACTATAAGATGCAGCACCACCAGCACCTACAGTGATTGTATAATTATTACCTTGTGTAAAAGTTGTAGTGTTTGTTAAATACCCACCAGCGCCGCCGCCTCCGCCTTTATAGTATGTATTTGAAAATGTAATTCTTCCACCACCGCCACCACCTGCTACGGATAAATAAGTGACAGTATAATCATAAGAAGTTGTTAATATTTGTACCCAGTTAGACCCGTCGTAGCCTTCATAAGTAGATTCAGTAGTATTGTATCGGACTGTTCCTGCTGTTGGACTTCCAGGTCTTTCAGCAGTTGTGCCTACAGGTACATCAAAACCACCAGAACCATTACCACCACCTACGGTGACGTTGTCCTGTATTAAGCTAACACCATTTTCTGTTACGGTAACTGTCATTATGCTGTGTATGAACCACTAGATGTAAATGTTAATATTGTGTCTGTTCCGTCTGTAGTTACTGTTGGTGAACCTGTTGTAGTACCAGTATATCTTGCTGTAGGAACTCTTAATATAACTACGCCTGAACCACCTGCACCACCAGCAGTCTCACCACCACCGCCACCACCACCAGTATTAGCAGTTCCTGCAGTTCCAGTTCCAGTAACAGCACCACCACCACCACCACCTGTGCCACCAGAGCCTGCAACTGACGCAGCAGTACCACCACCACCTCCAGCACGAGTAACAGATGAACCAGTAATGCTGCTAGCTAAACCAACGCCTCCAGTGCCTCCAGTGCTTCCAGAGCCGTTGCCGCCAACAGCGCCCGCACCGCCACCACCTCCAGCTGCCCACGGACCTGGACCGCTTACATAGCCTGCGCTAGTGCCACCAGCAAAACCTTGACCTGATGTGCCAGAGCCAGCTGTTCCTGGGCTAATACTTACTCCACCTCCCGAACCTCCTGAAGCTGGGTTTACACTAGGATAACTTCCGCCGCCACCTCCACCTACAGCAGTTGTTAGCCCAGTTAATGTTGAGTTTGACCCATTAGTGCCTGGAACTGCCGAAGTAGCTGCGGCTGCTCCACCAGCACCAACTGTTGCTGTATATACAGAACCGATAGTTAAGTTTGTAGTTCCTGTTAAATAACCACCAGCACCTCCACCGCCACTATAGTTATCTCCCGCGCCACCTCCACCTGCTACAATTAAGTAGTCAGCAGAGTATGTATAAACTGAAGTATCTACTTGAACCCAAGCACTTCCATTATAAGTTTCGTAACTAGATTCTGTGGTGTTATATCTTAGTACACCTACAGTTGGACTTCCTGGTCTTTGAGCAGTCGTTCCTGACGGAACTGTAAAACCGCCTGTACCAGATACAGTCGCATTGTCTTGTACTTTATCTATCCCTGTGGTTCCGTCAATATTCGCTGTCATTATTCAGTTACCTCAACCCATCCTGTTGTGTTATCTGCTTGGTGTGCATCTTCATCCCATACATATCTGTTACCATCTGTTGGATATGGTAATGGACAATCCCACTGACAAGTATCTTCATTTAGTGTCCATGAAGCATAGGGTTGTGGTGGAATAAATGCGTCTCTAGTTGCATCATAGGTAAAACCTATTCCTGCATAATTTTTTCTTAGCGCAACACCGCCATCTGGGTTGCCGTCTTGTCCATAATGAACACCACCTCTTGTATTATAAGATGTTTGTATCCATGTACCTGGTGAGTCGTCAACAAAGGTGTCGAAGAAATCTGCTTCTGCGACTATAACCTTGGTAACAACTCCGTCTGCTACTTTTGCATAATGTGCCATAAATTGCTCCTTTTAAGCTGTATAAGTTCCTGAACTTTTAAATATTAGTATAGTGTCTGTTCCATCAGTAGTAACTGTAGGTGAACCTGTTGTAGTTCCTGAATAATTGACTGTAGGCATACGTAAGATAACAACACCTGAACCACCAGCACCAGAACTACCAACATTACCTACACCACCAGAACCGCCACCTGTGTTTGCTGCGGCAGAAGATGAACTAGCTCCAACTCCACCAGCAGTTCCACCACCAGAGCCACCAGCACCAGTAGTTGCGCCTACATATCCAGCTCCTCCACCACCTCCAGCAAAATATACTGAGGTGCTTACTACTTCACCAACTGAGTTAGATGTAGCTTGTGCTGTTGTAATAATAGCAGTTGTTAGACCAACGCCACCTGCTCCTGCTACTGTAGTACTTGAATTGTTTGCACCTGCTGCACCAGCTCCTCCGCCACCAGCTGTAGCATAAGGACTTGCACTAGATGAACCATTACCACCTGCATTACCCTGACCAGCAGTACCTGCACCACCATTTGTTGGAGGAGAAGAACCGCCGCCTCCACCTGAACCACCTGATAAACCTCCACCAGCGCCAGAAAAAGCTCCGCCTCCGCCGCCACCAACAGCAGTTAAACTTAATCCGGTTGAGTTGCTCCCAGAAATACCTCTGCTAGCTCCAGCACTTTGACCTGCAGCACCAGCACCTACCGTAAATGAATATGTTGTGCCAGACCCCGATGTAAAAGTAGTTGAACCTGATAAAAGTCCCCCTGCACCGCCACCGCCGCCTGTATTTGTACCTCCTGAAGCTCCGCCAGCAACAATAAGATAATCAACAGAGTATGGATAACCTTCAGTACTTACTATTTCCCAAAGAGTGCCATTGTATATTTCTAATTGTGACTCGGTTGTGTTATATCTTAAATCGCCTTGAGCGGGGCTTACAGGTCTTTGTGCTGTTGTACCCGCTGGGACTTCTATAGAACCTGTGCCATCATTGATTATCATAGTGCCCGTACTTGCAGGTATAGTAAGCGTGTTTGTTCCCGCAACTGCCGGAGCTGATATTGTTATTTCACCTGAAGTAGAGCCTTTTAGATTAATTGATGCCATCTAGTTGCTCCTGTGTTGGTTTGGCAAGTGTTGGATGTTCCCATAACTTGATGTAATCACCTCTGCCATCGCTGTCGTTTTGTAAATAAATTACTGTTAAGAAATCATTATCAGTTAATTGTGGATAGATTGCTTTTATTTTTTCAGGTAATGTCATTATGCTCCCCTTATTAATGCACCAGAAAATACAGTAACAACACCATTGCCATCGCCACCAACAGATGGAGATGTTGCTATAATTTGAGCATATACTTCAATGTAGTCAGTAGTGCCATTCATATATATAACTGCTCCTCCAGAAAGTCCTTCAAATGCAGATTGAGCAACTCCCTGACTTCCTGATAATCTACTTAACTCTATTCCGTTTTTGAAAAAAGCACCGTGTGTAGAAGTCACTGATGTTCCTTTACATCTTACAGTAGCATTAACTTGGTAATATCCTTCTACTGTTGGAGTAAATGTAGATGATGCAAAATTAGAATTTGTGTCAAATCTTTCATTGTCAAAAGTAACTTTTGTATATACATCAGAAGTTACACTTTGGTCAGATGATTTCCAAACACTAAATGTTGGACCAGCATTTTGTATAATATCACCAGTCAATGCTGATGCTGGTAATGTTTTGCCAGCTGCCATTGTAATACCACTGCTATCTACTGTAGCAATGTCTGCACCAGCACTCTGTAGTTTTATTTCACCGGACGTATCCGATGTCATTACTAAGCCACTAGATGTATCCGCGTTTAATGTTATTGACATAATATATTCCTATAATATAACCCAGCGCTGTCCGCTTGGGATGGTTACTGTAACGCCTGAATTTACTGTTATAGGCCCTACACTCATTGCACTTTTTCCTGTAGATAAGGTATAGCTTGTTGTTACTATTAATGCATTTTCTTGGAAGACTTCATCACCGCCTCCACCTGTAGCGCCTCCACCAATGCTACCCCATGCTGTAGTATACCCTTCAAATTTATCTGTGTCACTATTATACCTCATCATGCCACCTAATGGTGAACCTGGTCTTTGAGCTGTTGTACCGGTTGGTAATTTTACACTTGCATTAGAAGAAAAAGTTAGTGTTGCTGGTGTTGTTAAGGTTCCACCAGAGATTGTGATTCCTGTAAATGTACCTGTTGTAAATGTACCCGCCGCTGCCGCTGTACCACCGATTGCTGGGGGTGAAGCTAAATAATTACTAAATCCTACACCTGAAACTGTGCCTGATGCAGATAAATTTGCCGCAGTTAAATTGCCTGATGAAGTTAAGTTAGTAAATGTTCCTGCTGCAGCTGTACCTCCACCTATAACTGTACTATCTATAGTACCGCCATTAATATCTGCTGAAGTTACACTTAAAGAAGCTAAATCATTAATAACATTAACTACATTCGTTGCATCATTAAATACAAGAGTAGTCTTACCAGCTGGAACTGCAACGCCTGTGCCTGTAGAATTTTTAATAGTAACTGTATCAGCAAGTCCATTATTAACAATGTAGAACTTTTCTATGTTTGGTACAATTAAGTTTCTAGCACCACCTGATGTGCCTGTTAGATTAAGTCTTAGATTACGAAAAGGTTGAGTAGCGTTAGAATCAGAGGCTGTTAAAGTAACATCTGCACTAGAAAAACTAACGTCGGCAGAGCCTGTAATGGCTTCTTCTATTGCCGTACCTAAATTGGTATTGGTAGTAATGCCCCATGTACCTGATTGGTCACCGGTACCAATTAACTCAATTTTTAAATCTGAATATGTACTTGCCATAATTTATCCTTGATTTTATGCTATTTTAACTCGATTGTCCTTCCATTGGAATACTTGTAGCATGTACTTTAGTATGACGTTTTTCATTCCAAGCTTCTCCACAATCGGAACATGTACCTGAATTATATTCTTCAGCGTCTACTTTCATACCACAATGTGAACATTCAAGTTCTACTTCATAAGCACATTCTACTGTGCCATCTGCTTTTTTAGTTGCATCTATTTTTATCATGCTGCTATCTCCGTCCAGTTAGGCGTTTGTGTTGTTGTTACATCTGTCCAGTTTGGTGTCTGATTAGTATCTATTTCACCCCATACAAGAGTAAATACATTAGTTTGTCCTTGTGCTTCTACTCCTGTTACATTTACAGTAGTTCCTGAACCTTCTACTACTGTTACATTTCCTAAATTAGTTATTAATCTAGATGTTAAAGATATAGGAACATTCGCGTCCGCTGTAACACTTTCACTTCCTAATCCGGTCGTACCTACATTGCCCGTGACATTAACGCTTACACCTGTACCTTCTATTACTGTTACAGAACCTAAAGCACTTGTACCTGCGTCTCCAGTTACTGAAACATTAACTCCTGTGCCTTCTATGACTGTTGCTGTTCCTAAAGCTGTTGTTCCAGCTAGCCCAGTCACTGTGACATTTGCATCTGCTGTTACTGAATATCCACTATCAAGAACCCCAGTGCTTTCAACACCAGTAACATTTACTTCTATATCAAATTTAATTTCTACACTATTTAAAGCTGTTGTACCTTGTACACCTGTAACACTTACATTTGCATCACCTGTTGCATCAGCTGTACCTAATCCAGTTGTTCCTTGTACACCTGTAACACTCGCGTTTGCATCTGCGGTGATTGTTACATCACCTACTGTTGTAGTGCCTACTTCGCCTGTAACAGCTACACTTACTCCAGTTCCTTCTACTACTGTAACACTGCCTACTGTTGTAGTGCCTGCTTCACCTGTAACACTTACATTTGCATCAGCTTCTACACTAGCTGTGCCTAAAGCTGTTATACCAGCTAATCCTGTAACACTTACATTTGCATCTGCGGTGATTGTTACATCACCTATATTACCTGTTGCATTTACTCCTGTTGGGAATACATTTGCGCCTGCAACAACAGTTTCATTTCCTAGTCCAGTAGTTCCTTGTACACCCGTAACAGCTACGGAAACACTTATGTTCCCTAACGCCGAAAAGGCGGAGGTGGCTAAAGGGCTATCGGAAAACATTTACAGTACTACCCAGCGTTGTCCTGACGGTACTGTTACTGTAACCCCACTACCAATAGTAATTGGTCCTACACTCATTCCATTATATCCTGTAGGAAAAGTATAATTAGCACCAACGGTTTCATTGTTTGTAACTATACCATTTGATGCTTCTAAATTAGCTCCTGATAAATCACCAGAAACTGTAACGTCTCCATTTGCATCTCCGTATACTGCTTTACCCGCTGGATACACAACAAATACATCTTTAGTTCCTGCAGAAAAGTTTACAGCGCTCCCTGCATTAGAAGACGCAAGAATAGTATCACGAGATAAAGTTGTACCTGATGCAGTATATGTACCAAGACCTACTTCCCATTCATCAGCAGCACTTAACTGAATAGTGTAATACGTTGTATTACCATCGCCGATAGCAGAGAAAGCTTGATAATCAGTCACTGCTCCAGCTAGTGTTAAAGTACCTGTACCTGTCGTGGTAGTAGTTTCTTTTACCCTGTCTTTAACAACAAGAGCCATATTAGCCCCCTATTAAGCTATTCTAATAATAGCGTTAGAAGCGTCAGCTGTAGGAAATACTACAGTAAAGTCACCAGCTGTTGATGTTTTATCACTACCGAAGTCTAATACTGCTACAGATTTGTTTGATTGTGTTGAATTATAAATCAACGCACCACGTGCTGTAATAGTAGAAGATGTCCATGTCTCATCATTAAAGTCTAAGTACGCTGTTGTACCTGATGAAGTTGGGGCAACGGTTGTAAGTGCTTGTCCACCAGCAGAATATCCAGTACCTGATACTTCGTTAGTAGCTGTGTATGCTGTTGTTGTATCATCTAAAGTCGCTGATGATGTGTATAAAGCCATGTACATAGTGTCAGCAGTTGTTCCTGCACGAGCTACTGTAGTACCAAAAGCGTGAATACCATTCAATAAGTCCACTTTAAATGACGTACACATTGCTTGAGTAATTGCCATTTTATATCTCCAAAATTTTAATTAAATCTGAATGTCCTGCATCACGCAGTTTATTCGCTATTGTTGTATGATTAGACTTAATCGCCTTTTTCATATATTGCACTAGAACATGTCTAATGTTGTTTTTGTAAGCTTCTGCTTGCTCACGTATTAACGGGTTAGCATCTTGAGCAACATATATAATCTTTGCTAATGCCATTTCCGCTACTTGTTCAGGCGTATGCCCGTGTCCTGGTTCAGAGGTAATTACATCAAACTGTAAATCCCCAAAGTTCATTTCTTTCATTATTTAACCGGTATCCTTTCTTGCCCACTTCTGTAAGCATCCCGTCTATTTTTACCTTCACCTAAATTTTGTAATAATCCCATAGCCTCATTATATTTATTCATATATTGAGTTACTGTATCTGCCTCATCTTTCATAAAGACAGCCGCTTCCAACAAACTTCCATAGAATAAAGCACTATCAAAATTATCACCCAACCAAGTGTTACCAGCTGTAACAATAGACTCAGGATAATAATAGTAATGAAGCTCAGAACTGTAATTAGCGTCTGGTGTAGGTCCAAGCAACATTGTTGTATCATTGAATATAGCATAATATTCTGGTTTCCCATAAAACGGAGTATCAGTATCAGGGAAAGATTCTCTAATAAAATTTACGTCTTTGTTCAAAAGATAAGTATACTCGTTATTAGCATTAATTACAGCTATACTAAAAGTAGATAACCAATCACTAGGTAAACTAAAATATTTATTACCGCTTGTCATGTTACCTGTCATATTTTTACGTAAGTCAGGCAGTTGAACTGAATTATATATTCTTTGTTCAGCTTGTTGTATAAATGTATTTACATCAGTAGTGCTATACTGGTTTTCTGTATACGATTGTATAGCTGCTACAAGTTCTGTATAGTTCATTACCTATCCTTATGCCATTGGACCGCGTGCTTTTGTACCTTTAGTCGCTGCGCCATTACCACGTGTGACTACACCTTCAGTCTTAACATCCTTTTCAGGATAGCCAGCTACGTTTGGTGTTGCAACCATCTCTGGTTGCTTGTAAGTGTGGTTACAGCCTTTTCTATCTTTATTCATATTATACTCCTAAGTTGTTGTTACAGTAACCGTGCCAACTCCGCCGGTTGCTTCCAAATTATCTTCAATACCAGGTATAGCTAGCCCGTTATTTAAACCAACAGGATTCCATCCATATTGATAATCTCTTTGCACTGCCAAGTTTGTATCTGGTCTTGGGTCTCTTACTGCCTGTGGGTCATCAACAGGATACATACCTTGCATATTCTGTGGGTGGTCTGGTTCCCAACATTCTTTGCAGACTTTAATATTTGTTTCTGTAGTCTTTATAAATAAGTCTTTTAGTTCTTTTAGCTTATATTGAAAACCACATCTATCGCATTCTGCTATGGCATGTTTACCAGACGTATACTTTCGTCCCATAGCGTTTCCTTATAAATACTGCCGACGGGGTGCAAGTCTTAAATCGGCTTTTTCTCTATCTTCTGTTGAAGCTAACATCCATTGTTCTTCATATTCATTTTTTAACATCTGAGTTCTCATATCAGCACCAGGTAATTTCATACTTAAATAAAAAGCTAAACCTGCTACTAAACATGGTAAGAATCTAAATGGTATATCTTGAGTGTTAACGCCGTTCCCTGCGTCCTCAATTCGCTTCAATCTCCAATAAACAAATGTGTAATTATTTGTATCGGGTGCGGGCCATACATTAATTTGTGGTTGACTTGCTTGTCTATTTATCCACACTTGTATTGGTCTACCTGTTGCATTTTTATTTGGTATAGTACCGTATGTAGGAGCAGATATTCTGGTTATATTTATATCTTGTTGATTCTGCCCTGTGCCTGTTCTAATTACTTGTTCAATCAAATCTATTGTGTCGGCTGGAAGATTATAGTTAATAGTTCCGCTTGTTAAAGATACATTACCTTCTTCAATCGTCCAAAGGTTAATTCCTCTATTTGCCCATTCTGCAGTCAATAAATTTAAACTGCGTCTTGCAGTTCTTAAATCATAACCTGTACGTAGTTCAGCACCGCATCGCTCAAACGCCTCTTCGACTATTTGATTTAAGTCCATATTAAATGTTGCTGTTCCTGAAGTTGCCATTATTTTTTCCTTGCTCTAACTTTTTTAGCTTGCTTCAACCGACGTACTCCTGATGAAGCGACTGCACCACCGTTTTGCATTTTCTTACGTTTTAAGGGTGCTACTCTTCTTGGTTTACCTGCTGGCTGACCAAGGCTTTTCTTCTGTGCTATACGAGACTTTTTCTCAGTAGCTGTCATCTCTGACGAAGTTTTTGGGGTCTTACTTGATACTCGTTTGCTAGGTCTACAATACGGAGTACCTCGTTTTTCCCCTTCCTGTCTACCACACGCTTTGCCGGTTCTAACATCTTTCCAATCTTCTTTAAACCAGCGTTTAAGTGCAGCACCTTTAGCTGTCTTTCTGACTGCCATTAAACCATTCTACCTTTTGTTTTACCTCTAACAGCACAGCCATCGCCTCTATGCTTTTTAACCATACCACCTTTTTTCATATTTTTCTTTTTAGCTTCAGCCATATCTTTACGCCCTTTATTTCTACCTTGAGCACCAGTATTATTTTTTAGTCTAGGGTCATCGTCTTTTAAAGTTGGTAATTCATCTTTATCACTAAATCCAGCAGCATAAAGTTCACCTAAATATTTTCTAGCTTTAGAGCCTTCCATAAAGTCTTTTTGCTCTTTTAAACCTTTAGCATACTTTTTTTGAAATGCGGTTGGTTGGTTAGATGAATCTAAATGTTTAGCCCCTTTTTCTTTTTTACCCTCGGTAATTCTGGACTCCATATAGTTTTTTCTTTTAGTTTTATCTACCATTTTATTTACCTTTATTTTTACGGCATTTAGCAATAGCACCTGATGCATATGCACTAGGAAATACTTTATAGCTTGCTTTTACTTTTCTGTAACAAGCATCTTTAACCGAGCCACCTTTTTTCATAGCAACTGGTTTCATCGCTTTGCCCATACCGCGACACTTCATCATACCATGCGACCCTTTGTTTTGCCTTTTGTAGCACATCCGTCACGTTTAACCATACCGCCAGATTTCATTTTCTTTTTAGCTGGTTTCTTCATATTTTTGTGCTCAGAGTCTTTCATCATGGTACCGTCAGGCATCATGTGCATACCTTTTTTAGCCATACCGCCTTTTTTCATTTTTTTACCACCACATCCAGCCATAATATTCTCCTTAAATCATACGACCTTTAGTTTTACCACGAACGACACAGCCATCAGCTCGTTTAGAACATGATGAAACTTTGCCACCTTTTTTATAATTATTTTTAGTCATGCCCTTACCAACTTTACCACCTTTTTTCATATAGCCCATTTTGTTACGAACATCTTTAGGTAATTTACCTAAGCTATCTTTTTTATCAGCAGGTACAGGTTTTTTATCATCAGACTTTTTAAATCCTTCTGGTGGGGGTAAATCTGTTTCTTTTTCACCAAACATTTTTTTGTCTTCTTCTGACATACCGCCTTCTCTATACTTCTTCACTTTAGTCTCCTTAGTAAATTCTTTTCCTACTTTCGTAGGTACACCCACTTTCTTTGCAAACTTAGGGTTATTAGCCACAGCTTGCATAAATCTTTCTTGTTTCTTACTCTTTGGAGGCATCGTTTTGCTCCATAGCTTTTATTTTTTCTCTGTGAGCTTTAGCATCAAATGCTTCTGGCTTTACAGGTTTTTCTTTTTTAGTTTCTTTTTCATCCACTAGAAAAGGTTTTAGCGTAGCCATGTTACGACGTCTAGCTTTCCAGTTTTGAACAGTTTTAGTTTCGTTAATACGAATGCCTGTCCATATGATTGTAAATAAAGCTGCTACTTCCGGTAACCATTGTAGGACTGAGCCTACAGCAGTAAAAACAGAAGCTGCATCTAATGCGTGTTTCGTTGGTTCGTCCATATGATTCATCACCTTTGTTAACATTTCCATCTCCTTCTTGCTTGACGCAATCTAGAGTTAGGGTCTTTAGCTGCTTTTGGAAAATCTTTCATTTGCCCTGCACTTCTTGCACAAAATGACTTACGTCGCTTTGCATCTTTAGAACCGGGTTTAACTTTTCCAGTAACAGCGGTTTTTAATTTAGAACCAGGATTAGCTTTTCTGTAGGCTTTGACACCTTTCTTCGTCATGCCAGCACCCTGCTTGGTCGGGCGAAAGTTACCCGACTTCACAGAAGTTTTAATCCCCATTCCTTTTTTCTTAGTCGTTGCCATTTCTAGCCACAGAATAAAGTCACGTCAGTAACGTTAGTTACAGTCAATATTGAAAAGTCTGTGTTGTTACTACGTGTGGTTAAAATACCCATACCAGGTAAGAACATATCTTGTGTACCAGTCGAACTCGCTGGAGTAGATAGGTTTAATAGTTCTGCACCGGATGTACTATTTAAGTTTAATTTAATACTACCTGCTGTACCACTAGCTAAATAATAAAACCCTTTTAATCGAGTTCTAGGTAAAGCAATTGAACCAGTTGTACCAATACTTACGTTTCCTGCTGATGCTCCTGAAGCAGTAATACTTTCAATATAAGCATAGAAGTTTGTTGAATCAGCAGTTGAAGCGTTAGCTCCTGTTACAACCTCAGTTGTAAACTTACCTGTTAAATCACCAACTTTAATACCTACGATTGTGAAAGTAATACCTCTGTCATCTGCTGCAGATGTAAAGCGTACTTTGTAGCCCACGCCGTTAGGACCTGCATCTTGAGTAAGTAGAGTTACTGCACCGGCACCTGCAATAGATGCCGCTGCTCTATAATAGGTAGCACTTGTGGAAGGGGTCACTGCCCATATATCTCCGTTCATGCCCATGAGTTATCTCCTATTAAGCTACTGTTGCTATTGGTGATGAAATTGCGTCAGCTTGCCATGTAGAGTTTGTACCGTCGTCTGATACACAAACTACTTTAATTCTAGAACCAACAACTGTTGAGTTAGGTAATGTTAATGTATCACCTGCAACATCAAATACATATCCAGCAGCACCGTCAGCGTCTGCTAATGCTGCGAACCAATTAGATACACCAGCACCAGGTAAAACTAAAGTTACAGTTTTAGCTGCGCCAACTGCAGTAGTTACTAAAAATTCATAAGATGTACCAACGTTAGCTGTAGATAAAGCAGGCATGTTAACAACGATGTCACCTGTACCGTCTACTTCAAATAAAGTACCTGATTGAGCTGTTGTTAAAGTTGTTGTAACATCAGCGCCTGTGTTTAATGTAGCGTTGTCAATTGTTTGTCTAAAGTT